ATGGCGAATATTAATTTAACCCTAGATGACATCAAGGCGCATTTAAATCTTGATCATGATTTAGATGATGAGTTACTCGAAACCTATAAGGTCGCTACATTGGAAGTATGCCAAAAGCATATTGGTAAAACCTTTGGTGATGAAGAAACAGAAAATACCGTTCCGTTTACGCCATCAATTAAAGTCGGCTGCTTAATGTATATCGCCTACCTCTACACAAACCGTGAGGCTATAACAGATTTAGCCAATCTTAAACAAGCACCCATGACGATTTCCGCATTATGGGAAGTCTATAGAGAGCCTTGCGCTTACTAAGAGTGTAGCTATGCCTTATCAACCGTTAAGACGTTGTAGTTATCCAGGATGCAGAAACAAAGTGAAGTCGGGCAGATGTGAAGAGCATAAGCCAAAGGACAACCGTCCAAGCAGTCGCGCACGAGGTTACGATCACAAGTGGAGTAAATACCGACCACAATACTTAAAGCATCACCCTCTTTGTGTGATGTGCTTAGAGAAAGGTATCTACACGCCCGCTACAGTGATAGACCATATCAAGCCAGTTGAGAACGGACAAGCAGACCCGCTATTTTGGGTTGAATCTAATCATCAAGCACTTTGCAGAGATTGCCATAGTTATAAAACACGAGTGATAGACCAACGCGGATTTGGTGCGAAGAAGTAAACCGTTTTGATATCGAAACAATTAAAGCATGTCCATATGTACACAGTTGAGTTGTAGTCATATGGTAACAACTGAATGATGGTGATATATCCACAGTTGATTTGTGGTCATATGGTAACAGTTGAGCTAACCAATCCAAATTTGGATTGGTATAAATTTTGAACAAAAGACAATTTGAACAGGTGGGGGGAGTTTTTGAAAGAAAGTGGCAAGCCTAAAGAACCGCCCGCCCCCTTTAATTTTTATGCAAGGAAATTTTTTTGAAAATAAGGAAACACAATGACAGCCAAAAAGAAGAATTTACACACCCCGCCAAGTTTTTTAGATCCGATTGCTAAATCAGTATGGAAAGAGCGCATCCCTCAACTTCTTGAACGTGGCGATATTCAAGATGCCGATTTAATTCACCTTGAGTTATATTGCGTGAACTATTCTCTTTTCCGTGCAGCCGTTGAAGATATTCACAAAAACGGCTTTTCAATCGTCAATAGCCAAGGCACGCAATCAAGAAACCCCGCATTATCCGCGAAAGCTGATGCAGAAAAAGTGATGGTGAAAATGTCCTCATTGTTAGGCTTTGATCCAGTTAGCCGTAGAAAAAATCCTGTTGAAGTTGATTCAACCGATATGATTGATGAAATCCTCACAATGTAGGCTAAATATGGCAATCTGGCACGCATACGCAGAGAAAATTCAATCAGGTGAAATAGTGGCTTGTAAGAAGATAAAGCAAGCCGTAGCGCGTTATTTTAACGATTTAAACAACCCCGATTATTTCTTTGATCAAAGTGCGGTAGAAAAATTTATCGCTTTCTCGAAACTATGCCCACACGTTAAAGGACACTTGCGCGGTGAGCCGATTATTCTTTCAGATTGGCAAGTTTTTCTCTTTGCCAACATTCTGGGATTTAAACGAAAAGATACAGGATTAAGAAAATATCGCTCTGCTTACGTTCAAGTGGCAAGAAAAAATGCCAAATCAACGGTAGCCGCCGTTTTGGCAAATTGGTTTTTAGTGATGGAAGGCGGACAACAGGATATATACACCGCAGCCGTGAGCCGAGACCAAGCCCGAATCGTTTTTGATGATGCACGTCAAATGTGCTTACTTTCGCCCTTACTGAAAAAACGGCTCAATATTCAACAGCACAAACTCATCAACCCTAAGAACAACAGTATCATGCGCCCATTGGCTGCTAAATCTTCAACCATTGAAGGCACAAACCCTAGTTTAGCGATTGTTGATGAATATCACCTACACACGGACAACAGCGTCTATAGCGCATTAGAACTAGGACAAGGCGCACGCCCAGAAGGTTTACTCTTTGCTATTACAACCGCGGGAAGTAATGTGATTTCGGCTTGCAAACAGCATTATGATTATTGTGCTCAAATCCTTGAAGGGAATGAGCAGAACGATAGCTTGTTCGTATTGATTTTTGAACTAGACGAAGAAAACGAAATCGACAAGCAAGAGAACTGGATAAAAGCCAATCCCAATATTGGTAAATCTATTCCTTACCTTGATTTTGAAAACACGATTAAAAAAGCGAGGGGGATTCCTTCCGAATGGGTAGAAATGCTTACCAAGCGATTTAATGTATGGTGTCAAGGCACAACCCCGTGGCTCGGCGAAGGAAACTGGGCGCAATGCGAACGGCAGTACACCGAAAGTGATTTACTTCACCAAGATTGTTACTTAGGGCTGGATTTATCTAGCACCAATGACTTAACCAGCCTTTGCTATACCTTTCCACAAGGGAAGAAAGTGCGGTTAGTTACTCGGCATTATATCCCCGAATTTCAACTTAATAACGTGGCAAATAAAAACCGTGCGATGTATCGAAACTGGGTGCGTAGTGGCTGGCTGATTGCAACAGATGGCGATTGTATCGACTATGACAAAATCAGAGATGATATTTTGAAAGATGCACAACGTTTCAATATTAAGATGATTGGCTTTGACGTATGGAATGCAACCCATTTACGCACACAATTACAAGCGGCAGGGCTTGAGGTTGAACCATTCCCGCAAACCTATCAACGATTTAGCCCAGTGGCGAAAAGTGCAGAAGTGCTAATAAATAGACAGATGATAGAACATCATGGCGATCCAGTGCTTACCTGGGCGCTATCCAATGTGGTGATGGAAACTGATGCCAACGCCAACATTAAACCAAACAAGAAGAAAGCCGCAAACAAAATCGACCCAGCCGTAGCGTTTTTAATGTCTTTCGGCACTTATCAACTTGAATATGGTGATTTGATTTTCGAGCTTTCAGATGAACACAAACACGCATTAGAACAATTTAATGGTATTGATTTATAACTACAGAGGGAAACTATGGCAGTTCAAATAAAAGGCTTAAAAGAACTTGAGCAAAACTTAAAAAAACTAAACAAGGATATAAACAAAGTCGCTGCAAAAGCAATTAGAAAAGGACTAAATAGCGCGGCCAAATCGATTGAAAAAACAATCAAGCCGAATGTTCCAACATTGAAGAGTAGCACTAATTTCCGACAAAAAGGAACAATTAAAAACAACGTTCGACATAAAACAAGGGTAGCTAAAGATGGCTTAAGTGGTATCACTGCAATTCGAGTTATGCGAACAAACGGCCGTAGAATGGCGAAAATTGGGGAAAATACAAAAGATAAATCAGATCCGTTTTACTGGTGGATGGTTGAATATGGCACAGTAAAAATGAAAGGTCGTCATTATATGGAAAAAGGCTTTAAATCTGGTGAGGCACAGGCTCTAAGAATCGCAAAAGAAGTTGCAGAAGAAGAATTAAAAAAAGCGTTCAAATAATAGAAAAGCCCGACATTTCACAATGTTGGGCTATTTTGTCTAAAAACTTACATGCAGGACGATGATTAGGCATTCCACTCCTTAAAGTTTGCGGCAAACTTCCGAAAAAGTAAGCCGCTCACGTTTAGAAGACTTTGAAAATATTTCTAAATTCAAAGCGAGACTATTATAAAACTTTTCTGATGAACAAAAAATAGCCGTAGCTTAACGCATCTAAACTTTGATAAAATAGAGCAAGAAATAAACAGAGAAACGAGGGGAAAAGTATGATTAAATCCGTTTTATCCGCATTTGGTTCATTTGTATTTTCTGCTTTAGATTTTTTGTTATTTTTGGCTATATTGCTTTTTGTTGGCTTGTTGGTTTTCATCTTTTGGCCAATATTAAAATGGCCTTTACTGGCTTTTCTAATAGGTGCGATCACCTTCTTTTGTTATCTAATATACAAGATAAAAGAAAAACCAAAACCGCTAGAACAAGACGAAACATTATCCGGCTGGGCAGAACAAGAATTACAGCGCCCTATCATTCAACGGATTTTACAAAAACAAGAGGAAAATAAACCGTTCATTAGCGGAACGATAACGCATATTGGAAATGACGGAAAAGAAACTCGATTAGGCAATATCACTATCCATTTAAAGTAAAGGAATAATTAATCAAATAAAGCGCATCTAGGGTAGCTCCCGAAAGCAAGAAACCTTATCTTGTTGGTGCGCTCCTACCAATAAGGACAAATGCGAAAGGGGCGTTTATGGTTAGTCAAAAATTCTTACCTAAAAAGGCATATTCAATTATCGATGCAGTTAAATATATATCGTTAAATTACAATATCAATATTTCAGAATACGATTTGTTAGAATATATTCAGTCAGGTGATTTGCAAGCCTCAATTCATCTTGATGGCAGAATAAATAAAATAGATAGAGTAAATAAGCGAGAAATTCCACATAATAAAACGCTAAATATTCGAAATGAAGAAATATTTTTACAATTCAACCAAAAGGACACAAAATCAAAAATAGAACATAATGAAGATTTTAATATTTATCAAATAAAACTAAACCATATTTATTTTAGTATTGATATTATATTAAATGATTGTTACTACCTCCCTGAATATTTTTCAGAAAATGATGAAATAAAGCTTTATACTGGAGAACTAGACCGTTTTAGAAATCTTGTTTTTAATGGCTACTTTCCTCTTTCTAAAGAGGTATTTGAACCATACAACACAATAGAATTGATGGAGTGTGGTTATATAGACGAATTTCCTGATATTTATGTAAACACCTTTTCTGGGCTTTATCTTCATTTACCTATATGCGAAAACAGAACAGAACTGTATTTAGAAGATGTTTACATTATTCACGAGGATATGATTGAATTTTTAAAATTATTTTCCGTAATTGATGATAGCTATGAACAGCAAGAAGAAACTCAAAAATTAAAAAATCAAATTAGAGACAAGAATAAACAAATTGAAGAATTACAAAAACAGATAGAAAAGAATAGTAAAGTAAAAAAATCAACTGCATCAGAAAATAAGAAAAATGAATTTATTAAGGCTCTACTCCAAATCAAATATGGTGCAGAAGTCGCCGAGAATCCACGCCCACACGTTTACGATCCAAATGATAGCTATAAAGGCAAAGATGGCGTAATACAAAGAGATTTTGAATCAAAAGGGCTAACCAAGCATCTTCCTAGCGGGAAAACATTAAAAAGCTGGGTAAGTTCAGTTGAATTAGATAACTAATTATCCCTAAATCCGGAAAATTCTGGAAAAATCTGGAAATTTCCAGTTTATCAAATCTTCCTTCCTAAAATACCTATCGTTCGAACAACTCAACGGAATAGGACGCTATTCCACAGTGTTAAACAAACGATAGGTATTTTCTTATGAATCTAAATTTAAATCCAAACCAAAAACTAATCTCTGGTGAAACCGCTTGCCATATTGTTGGCTTTGGCCGCACCAAACTCAACTTGCTTGTAAAAGCTAAAAAATTTCCTCAACCGATCCGCTTTTCACAAAACTTTGTCCGCTGGGATTTAGAAGAAGTGAATCAATGGATTGAAGAACAGAAGGCTGCACGTGCTTAATCATTGGTTAATAGAAAAGAAAAACGCCATAGCAAGGAAAAAAGAACTATGGCGTAACAATTTAGAAACGATTCTAATTTAAGGAGGTAACCATATGGGTGGTTACAAAACTATTTTATCAGAAATCTTTATAAAAAACACTTTACAAAGTGCGGTGAAATTTGGCATTATTTTCTCGCAATCAGAAAAAGTGATTGCCAGCCGTGGAAAGCTGAATTTATATCTGGCGAACGACAGCACGCCATTAGACCGTGCTTTTTTTGTTCGTGACATTCGCACACCTAAAGAATATGCGGATTTTGTTTTCAATCTAAATCCGATCATTCTCTCAATGGTAGAGCGTAATGAGCCGTCTTTGACGGGCTGTCTTCCAGATATGGCAGTTTTCCACCTTGTTACGTTCTACCGCCCGACCGTGGAAAGTCTAGCGGTAGATTCTGAAAATCAATATCTGGAATCTACGCAAATGCATCAATTCATTTTCGCGCTTATTCGCGCACCTCAAATCAAAATCAGACTTCTTGCCGATAATGAACAACAAGCACGCTCACGTTTTACTGATGGCGATACCTTGTTATTTGTTGGCAGAATCAACCAAAGCCCTAAACTTACACCAACGGTGGATGTTAAAGCTGAATCTTACTCTGTAAAAAATCACAGCTTGCCAGCAGGGCAGAATGTGGGTAGTATTGAAAGCACTACAACTATCGAGGGCAACCGCAACCCTTATCAATGCGGTATTTTTTTACCTAAAATTCATTCCTTGCACGTTCCTAAAAAATTAGGTGCGTTGTCTTATATCGAATTTGCGGTACAGATGATAAGCCGAAATAAGGCGGAGTTTATCCGCACGAATAAGGCTAGCCGTTCGATAGCGGTAGTTGAGTCTGTATCGCACCCAATTCAGGGCGATACTCTTACATTAACTAAATCTATCGGAAATCCAACAATGAAAATCTACCCCAAAAATAACCGCACTTTAGCGGCACTGCCTACCCTTTCTGTATCTGCAGCACAAGGGGGCGCAAATGTTTGATCAAGCCGTTCTAAAAGCACTGCAGGATAAAGCCAGTTTTAACGAGTTCAACCCTTTTTCTCGGATAGCTAAAGCGACTAAAAATGATTTAGAGAGCTTACGCAATGAATCTGAAATGTTATGTGAATCTATCGAATATGGATTGATGCACTTAGGCGACTTAATGCAAACCTTAGGCAATCTTGCCGACACAGAGCAGGATTTTACACGCGAGGCAATGAGTAACGATAACGTGAAACATATCGGTGGCTTGATCAAAGCTAATGCCTATCTACTCAATGCGTTGAGAGAAACTGCAGAATTAGCAGACTATTACATTCCCAAAAATAAGGGGGTGGAGTGATGATCAAACAAGTGAACCTACCCTATCAATTAATCTTTGTTTATGACGATGGCGAGCAGTTCATAGCGGGCGAATATGGCACGCTTAGAGAGGCGTTACAGGCAAAAATCAGATGTAAGCACGAAATAGGGCAAGCTGATATTTGCGGTCGAGTGTTAGAAGTGATCTCGGTTTTGATAGGGGAAGACAATGAAAGCTAAAAAAATCAAAGCATTCAAAGCACCATATACACCGACACCCGAGCAGTTAGAGAAATCTTACAAACGCATTAAACAATTCTTAGCCTTTGCAGAAGATTATCTACACTCTGGACACTACAAAGGACTGGCGGCATCAATCGAACAAATCAAGAAAGCAGCAACAATTAGAAAGGTGGCACAACATGAAACCAAGTAACCCAATGCAACAACTTCAACAATGGAAAACGAACAACGGCAAAAGCAGCGAACGCAAAAATGCGTCCGCTAAAAGTTCGGTTAAAAATTTAGGTAACCTCAAATTTGAGGAGACCTCAAAAACACAACAGGAGACGCAAGGCGAGACCAAAAACAAATATCAAGGGAAACTCTACGCTAATCCCTTATCTTTTAAATTCGCCCAGCTGTCACGCCAATTCAAGTTGATTTTAGACAGTAACCGCAAGTGTTTAGAAGTCTATCCTGATGACTTCCATCACAAAATCAAGTTTAGAGATGAACTTACTGATTTAGTGGTGAGATTAAAAACAGGCGGAAAGTTATTTAATGAAATGGTTAAGGCGCAAGGTGCAAAACTTAGCTCAAATAACCAAGAAACAATCAGAAACTTTAATCAAGCTAATGACTACTTAATCCATAAGTTCGGTGAAGTGATAAAACAGATTGAGCAGTTACAAGTTGAATATGTTAATTCTGTAGTTTTACTCAAAAATGAGAAAAACTTAATCGTTAGCGAGGGTAAATAAGATGGATATGAATCAAAAACTAGACTATTCGAAATTAAGTGCTCTCGAATTAAAAGCGATCGCAATGAGTTATCGAAATATGCTTGAAAATAAAGGTGAAACCTTTCATTCGTCTTTACCTTATTTAAATGGAGCAATAGAAGTATTAGCTGAGGAATTAGCTGATTGTCCAGCAATGAATATTGATGAATTAAAGATTCTTCATGATGAACTCTTAATGGTCAATAAGCATTTATTACAAATGGCACCGAAACCACCTTCATCTAATCCAGAAGAAATAGTAGCAACTTTAACTAATGATGAGATTATTGATGGATTGCTGAAAAATAGCATAGCGCTCTCTTTAGTTAAAACCTTTAAATACTTTCAAGAGGTGATCGCTGACCGTATCAATGCTATTGAAAACGGAGTGATTAAAGGGGTGAATAATGGCACGATTAATTAATGCACCGCACCTTGCGGATCAAATTCATGAACCTTACTCTGATATTTTTATTCTTGCTGGGCGTAAAGCCTGGCAAGCATGGGATAACGGAAAGGGTGAAGAATGGCTCTTGTTATGTTCTTTAATTCACGGATTAGACAGCACTATAAAACCAGTTATTCTTGCTGAAAAACAATTAGAGAATATTTCATCTATCCGCATAGTCAAAGAAGATCAACAATCAGTAAAACTTGTTCAATATGGTGAGCTGGCACAAGCTGAAATAACGGCTATTTGCCAAAACTTAGCTAAAAACTCTTATGCAATAGATGTCAAACTTCTTGATGCTGCCGCGCAGACTAAAGAAGATTTAAGTGGTTATATTCAACGCTTACGCAATGATAAAGATACTGCAGATCTCGCAGAGCAATTAGCACCGCCAGAGAAACTAAAAGAAAAAGACGGAACGAACAAAAAATCACGAGCCTTTCAAAAGTGGTTAAATTTAGATATGGCACTACAGCGTGGTTGCAGAGAAATCTATGCTTATGATGGCAAAACGTGGAATAAACAAGAAAATGATGACTTGGAAGAGAAAGCAGTTAAATTTCTTGATGAAAATGAATTTAACTACAGCGATTCTACAATTGATCGGTTAATCAAGACATTAAAAGCCCAATTGCCAAGAATGGGAGAAATGTCTAACGATTTGATAGCCTTTGAGAATGGTGTGTTAAATCGCAATACAATGGAATTTGAATCGCATAATCGGCAAAACTGGCTAACCTCTTGTATTCCTCATAAGTATGATAAGCATGCTACAAATACACCGCACTTTGACAAATGGTTGAGCTTTGTATCTGATGGAAACAAAGAGAAAGCAAGAAACATTCTAGCCGTTTTATATGCGATCTTAACCAACCGTTATAATTGGCAAATGTTCTTTGAAATTACAGGAAAAGGGGGAAGTGGTAAATCTGTGTTTGCCAGTATCGCCACTTTATTGGCTGGTGTAAAAAACACTGCATCAAGTAACTTAGAAAAGTTCGATGATGAACGCGGACTATCTGGACTTGAAAATAAAACACTGATTTTATGCCCAGAACAATCAAAATATGCTGGAGACGGCAGCGGTTTAAAATCTATCACTGGCGGGGATACTGTAAGGGTGAGATATAATTATCAAGATCCATTTGATGTAAAAATCACGGCCCTAGTTATGCTGATAAATAATAGGCCTTGTTCATTTACAGAGCGTTCTGGTGGAGTTGATCGAAGACGCGTTATTTTTGACTTCAAAAAGATAGTACCAGAAGATGAACGCGATCCGCATTTTATGGATAAAATCACTCTAGAAGTAGGCGGAATTATCCGCAAGGTGTTTGATTCATTCCCTGATCCAAATGATGCGAAAAAGGCTTTAAAAGCACAAATGGAAAGCCAGGAGGCGTTAGAAGTTAAAAAACTATCAGATCCACTTACAGACTTCTTCGGTTATTTCTACACGACAGAACAAACAGATGGGCTTTTTATTGGTGTTACAAACATGGGATTAGACAAAATAAGAACGCACCTTTACCCAGCATATTTAGCCTATACAAAGGCAATGAATATCGGTGAATTAGGGCTGAACAATTTTGTAATTGGGGTTGAGCAAGCCTTAAAACAGAATGGTAATAAACATGATTTCATGAAGAGACATACCAAAACTGGACGCAGGACAAATATCCATTTTAAGGATTTTGATAGTTTTCGAAATGAGATGTTTAGTTAAAAATAGCGGGTTAAAACCCGCTTTTTTATTGAGTGTTCACCTTTTGGTGAAGACTTGGTGAAGAGTCAAATGGGTAGTCTTCACCACTTAACACATTGATTTATAAATAAAAAACACTAAAGGTGAAGAGGTGAAGACTAAAACCTATAAAAAACTTTTTTAATATACTAATTATAAATTTAAGTTCATTCCGCAAGATTCACAATAATCACTCCATAACTGCATCACTGGTCGGCGAAGTTCCACATAATCATAACGGTTATATGCTTGGCTTGTTTTATCTCCGACACGATGAGCGAGACAACTTTCGGCAAGACGAAAATCAACAGCCTGATTCTCCAAAAATGTTCTAGCTATCGATCTCAATCCGTGTGAATCTTGAATCCCTTTATAACCTATCTTTCTCAATGCATTAGCTATTAGTTCTTTACTAGCGGAATGATTGGGCTTGCTATAATGAGAAAAAACAAATTTATTATCTCCAGTAAGAGGCTTTAACTCTTCCAAAATTTTTAACATTAAAGAAGAAAGCGGAACAGTATGAGGAAATTGCCCCTGTCTTGTTTTTTTCATTTTGATTGCAGGAATAGTCCATAACTTCTTATCAAAATCAATTTCAGACCATTCAACAGAAACAGCCTCGGCTGGACGAACCATTGAAAGCAATTGCCAAAGGAATAGCATCTTAGTTAAATAATCCCTATTTGAGTTTCTAAAATCATTTAATAGTTTCGGCAATTCATCTGGCTTAATTGCGGGATGATTTTTTTGCGGCTCTTTGTGATAAGCATCTGCAGCTTTTATACAAGAATTAAAAGGCATTAATCCTAGCGTTACTGCATAATTCAAAATTTGATTAGATAAATTCAACAGTCGATGCAACGTATCATTAAACCCTTTTTCATATAGAGGTTTAACCGTTTTAATCAGTAAAGGAGAGGTGATATCATCAATAGAATAGTTACCAATCTGATTAAAGATATATTTTTCTAGCCTGGCCCAATTCTTTTCCATAGTTAAAGGTTCAACTTCCCTACTTCTCTTTTCCTTCCAAAGCAACGCAACTTTAAAGAAGGTATTTTCATTCTCTCCTCTAGCGATTCTCTCTTGTTCTTTTTCATGTTCTTGAGGATCGATTTTTTGAGCAATTAAAGAAAGCCATTTTTCACGCTTTTGACGAGCCAATGAAAGACTTATAGAAGGATAAGTACCAATAGTAAAAGATGTTCTCTTGTTTGTGATTGGGTGGTAATAGTTAAAAATCCACGCCTTAGCTCCTGTTGGTTTTATGCGTAAAAAAAGACCTTTACCATCAGTTAAATTGTATTCCTTAGCCTTTGGTTTAGCCTTATCAACTTCAGTATTTGTAAGGGGTTTAGTAACACGAGGCATCATTTTTCCTTAGTTTTAGTAACAAGCTTTTTAAAGTTTAGCATCTTGTTACTAAACTTGTTACTAAAAACAGCGATTAAAAACAATTAAAGACGATTAGATATGAGGGGTGGAAGTGCTATAAACCCTTGTGAAACCTGGATAAAACAAAACCCCGCGATTAGTTTCGCGGGGTTATGAAAGGGTTAGATGGTGCAACTAGCTGGACTCGAACCAGTGACCCCCACCATGTCAAGGTGGTGCTCTAACCAACTGAGCTATAGTTGCACATATAATTCGCTTCAAATTATAGATATTTTTAATCTGAAAACAAGTATTTTTCTTAAAACTCGAGATAACTGGCAAAAAAGTAAACAGTATTGCCTTAAATAACCGATCCGTTTTTGATTTCCCCAATTTTTAAGCGTATAATGCGCACCGATTTTTCATCTGGCTAATATATAGTCAGTAAAATAGTATCTTTAAAATTTTGTAATTATTGACGGAGTAAATAATGTCTAGAAGACTAAGAAGAACGAAGATTGTATGTACTATGGGCCCATCAACTGACCGTGATAACAATCTTGAAAAAATTATCGCAGCGGGCGCAAACGTAGTTCGTATGAACTTCTCTCACGGTACACCTGATGACCATATTGAACGTGCTGAACGTGTACGTTCTATTGCGAAAAAATTAGGTAAAACCGTGGCAATCTTAGGTGATTTACAAGGTCCTAAAATTCGTGTTTCTACCTTTAAAGATGGTAAGATTTTCTTAAACATTGGTGACAAATTCATTCTTGATGCAGAGTTACCAAAAGGTGAAGGCACACAAGAATCTGTTGGTTTAGACTATAAAACGCTTCCACAAGATGTTGTTCCTGGTGACATTCTTTTATTAGATGATGGCCGTGTTCAATTAAAAGTATTATCAACTGATGGTGCAAAAGTTTTCACTGAAGTCACTGTTGGTGGTCCATTATCAAATAATAAAGGTATCAACAAATTAGGCGGCGGTTTATCTGCAGATGCCTTAACAGAAAAAGATAAGGCAGACATTATTACTGCCGCACGCATTGGCGTTGATTTCTTAGCTGTTTCTTTCCCTCGTTCAAGCGCTGACCTAAATTATGCGCGCGAACTTGCCCAACAAGCTGGTTTAAATGCAAAAATCGTTGCTAAAGTTGAACGTGCAGAAACAGTGGCTACTGATGAAGCAATGGACGATATCATTTTAGCATCTGATGTCATCATGGTTGCTCGCGGTGACTTAGGTGTAGAAATCGGCGATCCTGAATTAGTCGGCGTACAGAAAAAATTAATCCGTCGTTCACGTCAATTAAATCGTGCTGTAATTACAGCGACTCAAATGATGGAATCAATGATTAGCAACCCAATGCCAACCCGTGCTGAAGTGATGGACGTTGCAAACGCAGTATTAGATGGTACTGATGCAGTTATGCTTTCTGCAGAAACAGCAGCTGGTCAATATCCTTCTGAAACAGTAGCAGCAATGGCTGGCGTATGTTTAGGTGCAGAAAAAATGCCAAGCATTAACGTTTCTCGTCACCGTATGGACAAAAAATTTGAAAATATTGAAGAATCTGTTGCCATGTCTGCAATGTATGCTGCTAACCACATGAAAGATGTTGCTGCTATCATTACATTAACAAGCTCAGGCCGTACACCTTTATTAATGTCTCGTATTAGTTCTGGTTTACCAATCTTTGCATTATCTCGTCATCAAGAAACCTTAAATCTTTGTGCGTTATACCGCGGTGTAACTCCTGTTTTCTATGGTGAAGATAGCCGTACTGAAGCTGCTGCAAAAGCTGCACTACAATCATTAAAAGAAAAAGGTTATTTATCTGCAGGCGATTTAGTGCTTTTAACTCAAGGTGGACAAGGTGCGACAGAAACCAACGTATGTCGTATATTAATTGTTGAATAATCAACAATCTAGATACGTTAAAATGAAAGAGCGGTGGATTTTTCCACCGTTTTTTATTTCCTTTTTCTGCCGCACTTTTCACTTAAATCCAATAGATATTTGCGGTATCATAGGTGATATTCTAGTATCGAAATAAGTCCTATGGCATCACAACCTCAAATCAAATCTTCTGACAAAAAAACGGCACAAATAAGTATTCCACCACACTCACTTGAGGCTGAACAAGCCGTGTTGGGTGGCATCATGCTTAGCAATCAACATTGGGATAGCATTGCTGAACGTGTGATTGCTGACGATTTTTATACTTTTCAACACCGTCTGATTTTTACAGAAATGGAACATCTGATGCGTAATCAATCGCCTATTGATTTAATTACGCTAGATCAATCCTTAAGAAGCCGTGGTGTAAGCGATGAAGTGGGTGGATTTGCCTATCTAGCAGAGCTTTCCAATAATACGCCGAATGCGATTAATATTTTGGCTTATGCAGATATTGTGAGAGAAAAAGCTATATTACGAGAACTTATTTCGGTAGGAAATCGTATTGCTGAAAATAGCTATTCTCCCAAAGGGCAAGACATTAAGTTAATTCTTGATGAGGCTGAGCGTGAAGTTTTTGCCATTGCAGAAAAACGAACGACTTCTAGCGAGGGCCCACAAAATGTGATCAATGTGCTGGAAAGTACTATTGAAAAAATCGATATTTTGAGCAAACTTGAAAATCATTCAGGCGTAACGGGCATTACGACAGGTTTCACTGATCTTGATAAAAAAACGGCAGGTTTACAGCCTTCTGACTTAATTATCGTTGCGGCACGTCCATCAATGGGTAAAACCACTTTCGCCATGAACCTTTGCGAAAATGCGGCAATGGGAAGTGAAAAACCCGTTTTAGTATTTAGTTTAGAAATGCCCGCAGAACAAATTATGATGCGTATGATCGCATCGCTTGCTCGCGTTGATCAAACAAAAATCCGAACAGGTCAAAATTTAGATGAGATCGAGTGGAACAAAATTGCTAGCGTAGTGGGAATGTTCAAGCAAAAAAATAATCTTTATATCGATGACTCTTCAGGCCTAACGCCTACTGATGTTCGTTCCCGTGCACGCCGAGTTTATCGTGAAAATGGTGGATTAAGTATGATTATGGTGGATTATTTGCAATTAATGCGCGCACCCGCATTTTCAGATAACCGAACACTAGAAATCGCAGAAATTTCCCGTTCCCTCAAAGCACTAGCCAAAGAATTACAAGTGCCAGTGGTCGCGCTTTCTCAGTTAAATCGTACTTTAGAACAACGTGCAGACAAACGCCCTGTAAACTCAGATTTACGTGAATCTGGCTCCATTGAACAAGATGCTGACTTGATTATGTTTATTTACCGAGATGAAGTCTATAACGATAATTCAGAAGATAAAGGTGTTGCAGAAATTATTATCGGTAAACAGCGTAACGGCCCGATTGGTCGAGTGAGGTTAAAATTTAATGGACAATTCTCACGCTTCGACAATCTCGCCGAACAACGTGAATATCATGATGATTATTAA